CCCTATCACAGATTCAGTTGGTGCTAAAGCATCCATCAAGTATGAATCAAATGATGGTGGAGACAACAAGTACGAATTCAAATCTGGATTAAAGTACAAGTTCTAAGTCAAATCCTATATAATAAACTAGGGGTCATATGACCCCTTTCTTTTTCTTTATAATATTATGGCAAAGATTCCTGCAACTACAACAATCTATACAAGAAATGGTTGTCCCTATTGCACAAAAATAAAAGAGGTGTATAATATGAATCGATGGAGTTACAACGAGATGAAACTTGATGTTAACTTCGGACGCGATGCATTCTATCAAGAGTTTGGTCGTGGTGCTACCTTCCCACAGGTAATCATTGGTGGGCAAAAAGTTGGTGGATGCACCGACGCTGTAAAACATCTACGAGAAGGAAAATTCCTCTAATGAAAATCAGAGACGCTAACGAATTGTATGAGTTGATCGAGAGATCAATCGATGAGGCATTCGAGAAGAAGCGTTTCCTCTTTAACATGTATGGGTATCTCAAGGGAGCACAGTATACTCGTAAAGAAACTACTAACTTCATTGAATCCCCTACTGCAAACTCACTCAGCGAAACCGTCCTAGATCTGGACGCATACATCAAGGGAGGAGACAAAGTATTGCGTGAAGCATACGGACACATCCCTAAACCAGACGCAAGAAAGATCAGGAAGTATCTCTATACAATTCTAGAAGATGCATGGAAGTATGAAAGAGACCGACGACCTGGTCGTAAGCAGGCTAAATAAAACTAACAGTATTAGGAGTAACCTATGGAAGATCTAACTTTTCTTTATATCTCCTTCTTTCTCACCCTTGGAAGTTTTCTTGTTGGGTTTTTGATATCATGGAATATCAAAGCAGCATTTGATGAGTGGCAATCCAAGGCAGACTATGCTAAGATAGTTATGCACCCAGAAATGTATGATGAGAATGGTAATTTCCATGACGGAGATCTATTCTACTTGCGTTTAACCGAGGAAGATGATACAATTACTGACACTGATGATTAATCATGCAAAAACTATTGATATGTGAGGTCTTGCAAAAGGCTCACTCTGCTAAGACAAAGGCAGAGAAGATTAAAATTCTTCGTGATAATAACAGTCAAGCACTACGCACAATGTTTATCATTAACTTTGATGACACCGTTGTGCCAAGAGTGCCACTCGGAGAGGACGTACCTTACCGACCCAACGAAGCACCGATGGGGACTGAGCATACTAACTTGCTTGTCGAAGCAAAGAAAGTATACTACTACTTTAAAGGTGGAGCAGACAATCTTTCTAACATGAAGGTTGAGAATATGTTTATTCAACTACTGGAAGGTTTGTATAAAGATGACGCTGTTGCATTTGTTAAGGCAGTAAACAAAGTCTTACATAAGAAGTATCGTATTACCAAGGCGGTAGTATCAGAAGCATTTCCAGAAATTAAATGGGGTAACAGATCTTGAGCGTCTATATTGATCCAAGAAAAACTAAAGAAGTTAAAGAAGAAGAAATCAAAGCACCTCCTACTGAAGATTGGATGGAGAAGATTGATAAGATGGACAACGAAGAGTTGGGTCGCAAGATCGCAGCAGGTGTTGGTTATCTCTTGATATCTCCTCTTGTTTTTATGTTCTTCTGGAATTGGATCATGCCAAGTCTCTTTGGACTAGCAACGCTAGGGTATCTGAAGTCACTTGGACTCCTTGTAATTGCACGACTAATTTTTAAGCATGACTAATAAAGTTTGTCTGATTAGTGTCACTCCTGACGCAGAAAAAACTATGGGATACGTTGCTCGTGTGAGTAACCCTAACAATCAAGACAATCCAAACGTAGCAGGACTTCTGTCCTACTGTGTCAAACATCAGCATTGGTCTGTGTTTGAGCAGGCACACCTGACACTAGAGATCAATACCTCTCGTGCTATTGCAGCACAGATATTGAGACACAGGTCATTTACATTCCAAGAATTCTCACAACGCTATGCAGCAGTTGAGAAAGAGATTCCTGTCCCTGATCTACGTCGTCAAGACGATAAGAATAGACAGAATAGTATCGATAATGTGCCACAAGAAGAAAGGTATTTCCTACAAGGTAGGATTGCACAGTATTTTAATGAAGGAGTAGATTTATATAACGAGTTATTGAGACACGGAATTGCTAAAGAGTGTGCTAGAATGGTATTACCTTTAGCAACCCCTACTAAGATATACATGACAGGATCAGTCCGCTCATGGATTCACTACATAGATTTACGGTCTGCTCATGGCACACAAAAAGAACACATGGACATTGCAAAAGCTTGTAAGAAGTTATTCATGTGTCAGTTCCCTATCGTGTCTAAAGCACTTGAATGGTGCGAAGATTGCGGATGCCCAGAAGATTGGGAAAATTTACAACCGTGTTTAAGGATAGACCCCTAATGCCAATTTACAACGTCATACACAAAGAGACAGGAGAAAAGAAAGAGTTTCAAATGTCTATCTCATCCTACGAAGAGTGGAGAGAAGAGAATCCCGAATGGGATAAAGACTGGCAAGCAGGTATCGCAGGTACGACCTACGGATTACCTAAACAGACTGACGGATTCAAAGAAGTCATGTCTAAAGTCCAAGCAGCACACCCCTTAGCAAACCTTAGCCGTTACACCTAATGCCAGGAAGGAAACAGAAAACACTAGCAAACATCCCAACTAAGGTGATGCGAAGAAAGAAACCTATCAATCTTGAGCATCTTAAAACCATTGAGCCTCTTACTGAAAACCAAGAGAAGATCTGGAAAGCATATGGTGAGGAGCAGAATCTTGTGCTCCATGGAGCAGCAGGTACGGGTAAGACATTCATCTCTTTGTATCTTGCATTGAAGCAATGTCTTGATCCATCATCTAAGTATGAGAAATTATACATGGTGAGATCCCTTGTGCCTACAAGAGAGATTGGTTTCCTACCAGGTGACCATGAAGATAAGTCAAACCTTTATCAGATTCCTTATAAGAATATGGTGAAGTATATGTTTGAGATGCCAGACGATAATAGTTTCGAGGCATTGTATTCTAATCTTCGTGCTCAAGAAACAATAAGTTTCTGGTCTACCTCGTTTATCAGGGGTACAACATTTGACAACTCAATCATACTAGTGGATGAGTTTAGTAACTTGAATTTTCACGAGTTAGATAGTATAATTACTCGTGTAGGCACAGACTGTAAGATTATATTCTGTGGTGATTACTTTCAATCAGACTTAGTTAGATCTAATGAGAGAGAAGGTATCTTAGACTTCCTTAGAATTCTAAAACAGATGCCATCCTTCACCTGTGTGGAGTTTGGTATCGATGACATCGTGAGGTCAGGTCTTGTTAAAGAATACCTCGTATCTAAAATACAACTTGGTTATTAATTATTATGTTTAATTATGTGGGACCTCCTTGCGAGATCCCTGAGTTAGAATCACGCACCTTAGAGCAAGGTAGATTCTATAAACTTGACACTGCATGGGTGCCATCTGTGACTACAGTCATAGGTCATCAATCCAAAGCAGGTATTATGGAGTGGCAGAAACGTGTCGGTTTCCATGAAGCAGAAAAGATTCGTATGAAGTCTTCATGGAGAGGGACAAAATATCACAACCACGTTGAAAAGTATTTGAGGAATGAAAATGTTGAGGCACATCAGAAAGGCGAAGGTCTTACCAACTACCTTTTTAGGGCTGCTCGTAAGGAGCTTGATCGTATTACTGATATCCATCTTATTGAAGCCCCTCTTTATTCTAACAAGTTATTTCTTGCTGGTCGTGTTGATTGCCTTGCTCACTTTGATAACGAGTTAGCTGTAATTGATTTCAAAACTACAAGAGAGTTGAAGAAACCTAAGTGGTTGGAGAATTATTTTGTGCAGTGTAGTGCTTATGCTTACATGTATTATGAGCACACTGGTATTGAAGTAGACAAACTTGTAACTATCTCTGTGTCTGAAGCAGGTGAAATGCAAATAGAGCAGAGATATGACAAGGAAAAGTATATTAATAAACTCCTTGATTATATCAAAGAGTATAGGGATTTCATTGAGTCACGTCTATGAAAGACACCTTCTTAGGCATTCCTTTCTATCGTTTCTATTATCCTGGTGATGTAGAAAAGGTTGCACATGACTTAGAGAATGAGCAGTGGAATCGTAATGATACTAACTGGATCTGGGCAGGTATTAATGCTCGTGGCACAGGACGTAACATACATGATGAGCCAAAGTTTGCTGATCTATTTGTATGGATAAATGAATGCCTTGAAGAAGTAAGAAAAGATATAGCACCCAACGCTACATCATTAAAGTTATGCTCATCGTGGGCAAACAAGAATGATCCTGGTGATCATTTCTTTGACCACACACATCCAAATTGTTTCCTGAGTAGTAATTATTATGCATCTGGACACAATAGGGATAAAACAGTTTGGCTTTTACCAAATCCATGGTATACTAATACTAACATCTCTCCCTTTGGAGATTATACTGATACTAAGTATCATATTATGCATGAAGAAGAGACTGAGCCAGGAAAATACATTTGTTTTCCTCCCAGTATCAGACACTATGCACAACCAAATACAACAGAAAGACCTCGCATGACAATCGCAGCAAATGCATTTCCCTCGGGACTCATTGAGTCTGGTGGAGTCTCTCGCTTAAGACTGGAGGTCTCATGAACGACATTGAAAAAGAATTTATGACGCAAGGAAAATTTACCTCTCTGGTAGAAAATCTTGTCAAAGAAAGTAAAGGTCTAACAAATTATATCGAAGCAGTAACAACTATCTGTGAAGAATACGGTATCGAGATAGAAGTTGTCAATAAATTAATCTCACGTCCTTTAAAGGATAAAATTAAGTGGGATGCTCAGCAACTAAATTATGTTAAACGCACAAGTAGAGGAGTCTTACCATTATGACCGAGAGTAATGAAGAATTTTTTCAGAGTGATGCAGTAAGAAATTCTCTTGATGATATTCAGTCTACATACACAGAGTTACTTAAGATGTCTGCAGGATTTGCAGAGTATGATATAAAGAAAAGAGTAGAGCACATTGACAAGACACTAGAGTTGATTGCTAAACAGAAAGTATTTTATGCACGACTAGCACTCGCAGCACAGGAAGATGATTCAGATGAAGCAGTAGAATTTATTAAAGATAGAGTAGACACACTGTCATTCAAAACCACAGGTGGTATGGATCTTATGTCTGTCTTACAAGTTATGGAGGACAAACTTATAGGATGGAAGAAGGAGATGAATAATGCCGAACAATGAGCAATTATGGGAAGACATGAAGCGTCTCAACGATGTCATGGAAGAGTTACTTTGGGATCCAGATGATGAGATTATATTCTCTCATAATGGTACGGATATCATCATAAAAAATAAAACACAGGGTCTTGACAAAACCTAAATAGTATGTCATCATATATCGGTGGCACAAATGCCAAATACAAACACGGAGAATACAAAGATGTCATTCGCATCACTCAAGAAAGCCTCAGGATCATCCTTTGCAAAACTTACAAAGGAGATTGAAAAACTACAGAAACCTGCAGGCAGTGCTCAAGTTGATGAGCGTCTATGGAAACCGTCTCTAGATAAGAGCGGTAATGGGTATGCTGTTATTAGATTCCTACCAGAACCAGAAGGTGAAGACCTTCCTTGGGCACAAGTATGGAGTCATGCCTTCCAAGGTCCTGGTGGATGGTACATTGAGAATAGTCTAACGACTTTAGGACAAAAGGATCCAGTGTCTGACCTCAACAGAGAGTTGTGGAATAGCGGACAGGATACTGACAAGGAAATTGCAAGGAAGCAGAAGAGAAAACTCTCTTACTACAGCAACATCTATGTTGTCAAGGATGAAATGAATCCAGAGAATGAAGGAAAAGTTTTCCTTTATAAGTATGGTAAGAAGATTCATGACAAGATTGTTGCTGCTGCACAACCTGAGTTTGAAGATGAGCAGGCAATCAATCCATTCGATCTATGGAATGGTGCAGACTTTAGACTAAAGATCTGTAAGGTTGCAGGTTTTTGGAATTATGATAAGAGTGGGTTTGCAAACCCTTCTACATTAGCAGGTAAAACTGACGCTGAGTTGGAAGCAACTTGGAAAGAATGTTATAGTCTTAAGGACTTTACTTCACAGTCACAGTTTAAAACCTATGAAGAGTTGGAAGCACGTCTTAATTCTGTCTTGAAGGTTACACCTAAGAGACCTGACCCAGAAACATTAGAAGAGGAGACCACTTCACAAAGTGTCCCTAATCTACGCACAGGGTTTGGAGATAAGGTAGAATCATTAAAGAGTGAAGAAGATGTAGATCTTTCTTACTTCGCAAAACTCGCTGAAGAAGACTAATGAAGTCAATCGTAACCGCAGTGGCACTGTTTGCTGCCACCCCTGCTTTCGCACACCACAATGGATACATCAATCCTACTACTGGTCAGCGTGAGTATACAGATGATCGCTATGAATATAGAGGATGGTCTGGTGGGTGGAGATCTTCTCGTAAATGTTATGAGAAGAAGTATAAAGAGGTCTACAGACCTGGCACAGCAGATAGTCCTGGTTACGTTGATGTTTATCGCACTACAGTTGAAGTGCCTTGTGGATGGAGCAGGTATTCTGCTCCTCCTACATATAGAGAAGACAATGCACCCGATGAGTGTAATGAAGATGGTGCTTTCCTAGGTGGTATCCTAGGTGGAGGAGTAGCAGCAGGAATATCCGATCCTGATGCAATGGCATGGTCAATACCACTTGGTATTGTTACTGGTGCAATTACAGGATGTCAAATTGATTGAGGTTATTATGTTTTCAGTATTAAATGTAGTAGAAGCATGGAATGAAATCTCATGGGAAGATGCTATCCCATTCACACTTGTTCTTATTGGACTCTATTGGGTCAAGGTAAAGATAGATACAAGAGCAGGTCTTGGTAAAAAGAAATCAAGAGAATTAAAAAAGATTATTGTTGATGCAATAGTCGAAGGTCATAGACAAGCACACAAAAAAAATTAATGGCATTATCAAAACAAGTAGAAGAGAGTCTGAAGGCAGCGGAAACTAATCTTCGTGAAGCACTTGCTTTTGCAGCAAGATCCGAGAGACCTTTCATTGTCAGAGAGTTGGGAGCATTGATCTCACATCTAGACACCGTGATGTCTACAGATACTATGTTTGATAAGTTGGACGCAGCAATTCAAATTAGGGAGGACGAAGAATAAATGTTAGCATTCTTATTTTCAATGGCAGGTTTACTAAACCTGTTGTTTTATGTCTTTGCTATTGGGTTTGTAATCTCATTAGTTTTAGAGCAAATCCTCAAGTTTAGACCAATAGAGGTTGACAAATCAATGAACGAGAGAAACATGTATATCGTACAGACCAACAGGAAATACTGTTGGAGACAGGCATGGATGGTAAACATCTATTGGTTTCTATGTAACGTAGGTCTCTATGTTATCTCACGGAATATGCAGACACCAACAGATACATTCTGGAATGGAATGTGATTATATTTTCTTTCATACTTTCATTGTTTGCTAATCACTTACCAGTGATGTATGTGCAAGTGCCACAGTGGGCAGATGATTGGGCAGTGTGTGCTGTAGATATACCTGACGCTAGATGTCATTGGTATGTCATGTCACCTGACAATACATTCGGTGAAGGTTTTGATTGGGAAGAAGCACCATGGTTTGATGCGAATGG